GAGCAGCATCCCCTCGAGCGAATAGCGCAGCGACGAGGCCGTCGCGGTGAATTTCGGCGGCGTCCCCGGCACGAGGTCGATCTCGGTGATCGCGACCTCCTGGATCGTCAGCGTTTGGCTGATCGCCGGGACAGTCAGCGTGACGACGAGCTCCTTGCCGGACTTCGTCTTGACGTCGCGGGTCGCATAGCCGACGGTCACCAGCGGCCGCGCGAACAGCACGAGATAGGCATCGCAGAGCGCGGTCAGGCTCGCCTCGTTGCGCCGCTCGTCGCTCACGAGGTATTCGTGGATCCCGTCCGACGTGTACACCGCCGTCGTCTCGCGCGCCGCGGCCGCCGTTTGCGCGGCGACGTCGTCGCGTTGCACCCACACCAGGATCGCCGCGCCCCGCGGCCGCGCGCGGACCAGGCCAGTCACGCCGATCAGCGCCGGTGCCGCCACGATCGCCGTGCCGTACGGGATCGTCGTCGTAATCGATCCCGGCCCCGTCGCCGGAATGCCGGTCAGAGTGTTGCCCGAGATCCCGGTGTAGCGGATCCCGTTCAGCGTCCAGCCGCCCGTCGCACTGAACGCGCCGACCCCCGACAGGAGGAGCGTCGGACTGCCGGCGTTGACCTGGCCGGAGACCGTCGTCAGGCCCGAGGTATCCGTCACCGGGGCATTGGCGCCGAGACTGCCGTCGGCCGTCGCATCCTGCACGCCGACGGTCGCCGTGTTGTTGGCGATCGTCTGCTGGAGTTTCAGTTGCGAGCCGTTGACGACGGTCCGGTAGACCTTGCGCGCCGTCGTGCCCGTGGGGCCGGTCGCGATCCCGCTCGGCGCGATCTGTTGCGCGGCCGTGCCATCGACGCCGGTCGGATTGCTCGACGTGAACACATTCGCGATCGTCAACCCGCCGCCGTTCCCCGGCGTCGATCCCGCGAACCGGTACACGCCGCCCACTTTCAGCCAGCCATTGATTTGGACTACCCGCGGATTCGACGACGCCGGGGCCGTGCCATAGATCACGGTGTCATCCGTCATCACGATCGAGGCCGACGGGCTGAGGAGCGATTGGCCGGCCGAGAGGTTATTGAACGCGTTATTCCCGTAATCGAGCACCGTCGAATAGTTGTAGGCGACCTCCCAGGTACCCGCGCCGGGGCCACCGCCCCCGATCCCGGCCGACAACGTCGGCGCGCTCGGCGGCGTCCCGACCGCTCCGGAGGTACTGACTGCGGCCAGCGGACTCGGGAGCGATTCCCCGCTCGCGCTCACAAAGGTGTACCCCTCCTGATAGACGCCGGTCCCGAGTCCGGCCCCCACGACGGCCGTCAGCGTCGGCGCGACCGACGGACTCGCGCTCACGCCCGCCACGCTGCCCGTGCCGCCGACCTGCACGCCGGTATACGTGAGCCGTTGCGCGTCCTCGGTGATCGCGCGGCCGCCGCCGCCGTAGAACCACGCCGCCGCATTCTCGATCGGCAGGATCGTCTCCCCCGCCAGGACGTCGCTCAGCAGCGGTTCCCCGTGCCCGCGGCCATAGACGCGCGTCCGCAGCTGCGAATCGTCGAGCGCCTGCGCGATCGCCGGGTCGTGCGCGAATGGGTCGGCGCCGGTAATCGCGTCCGGCGCGTCGGTCCACTCCTCGAAAAAGAGATGCAGATCGCGATCCTCGACGTAGAACCCGCCGCCGATCAGGCCGGCGATCTGCCGCAGCGCCCCGGACCAGCCCTCCGACCCGTCGAGCACGATCGAGACGACCGGGAGCCCCGCGGCGACATGCGTCCCGGTAAACCCCGGCGCGAACGCCGCGAGGAGCTCGAGCGCGACCGTCGTCGCGGAGACGTTCGTCCAGGCGCCATACGGAATCTTGTCCATCGCGGCCAGGTCGTCGGCCGCGGAGACGTGGACCACCTGGCGCTTGGAGCGGTCCCCTTCGAACGTCGTCTCGGCCGTCTGCACCGCGCCGTTGAACAGGTGCCGCGGCACGTTGCTGTTGAGGGTGATCCGGACTTCCTGGCCGACGGTCGGCCACGGCGCGGTATCGACCGTGAAGCTACAACTATCCGGTTCATCGTTCGCAACGTCGTGGATCGTCAAGGACGCGAGCCGGACGCGCCCATTCGCCAGCACGCCGCCGAGGAAAATCCGGACGCGCGTGTCGCGGATGGTGTCGAGCGCGGCCGGCGCATAGTTCAGGACAAAGTGATTCAAGACGCCGACGTTGAGCACGGCCGGATCCTGGACCGACATTACAAGCCGACCTTTCCGCCGCGGCGCGTGCCGGCCATGATCAAGCCCGAGACTTTGCGCGCGAGGGACTCGGTATTGTCGACGAGGTAGAAATTGTAGGTATCGCCGCCGCCGCTCAGCGGCGTGACCGACGAGCCGGCCGGGAGATGCACGAGCTCGGGGCCGCGCTCGCCGACGACCGCGAGCCCACCCGAGAAATTCTCGACGCCGCCCGCGAACCCCGGCACGCGCGGGCCCTTCGTCCGGAATAAGGGATCATTCGCATTGATCGGCAAGCCCCACCGCATCAGGAAATCGATCTGACTCGCCTGCGCCAGGCTGTAGCCGTCGTGCAGCCAGGTCCGGATCCCTTCCGGCACGGCCGCCCGGCCGGACTCGGTGTTCAGGTCGAACTGCGTCGAGCCGCCCATCTCGCGATTCGCTTTTTTGAGCGCCGCGATCGCGGCGGCCTGCTTCTCGGTTTCCTTGGCGGCGGCCCTGCGCGCGGCCGTCTCGCGATCGAGCTCCGCGATCTCGGCCGCGTGCGCCTTCGTGAGCGCCTCGGTCTCGGCGGTCAGCGTGCGCGTGACCTCGGTATCGTGCTGCATCGACGACGTCACCGCTTTGACCTGCGCGTCCGTCAATCCGTAGGCGTCGGCGAGCGCCTTCTGCGACACGCCGGCCGTCAGGTAGTGCTTGATGCCCTCGACGACGGTGCCGTCGATCGTGTCGAGCGTCCCTTGCCAGCCCGTGCCGACCGAATTGAGTTCGATCATCGCGTCGCGAAACGGTTTCGTCGCGTCGAGTTGCGCCTGCAGGTCCTTGACCATCCGCGTATTGGCGGCGTGGATCGCGTCGGCCGTCGCTTTCTCCTGCGCCGCGACGTCGACCGTGACGACGGTCCGCGCCTTGAGTGCGGCCGCGGACGTCTTGGCGACCTCCTCGTTGATGGCCATCGCGAGCGCCATGTCCTTGATTTCGATGCCGGCGGCTTTCGAGGCTTTCGCCAGGACGTCGGCCTTCGCCCCGGCCACGGCGCCCGCGACGTCGCCGAACCCGAGCAACTTCGCGGTCACGTCGCCGATCTTCTGATCGAGGTCGAACAGGTCCGCGACCACGCGTCCGATCTTCCAGCCGGCGAACGCCGCGCCAGCGACGAGCCCCGCGGTCCCGACCAGGCCGAGTTCGGTCGCGGTCTTCCCGGCGGCCGTGCTGAGTTCCCCGAGCGCCCGCGCTTCGGCGCCGATGTTGACGCCGAGCGACGCCAGGATCCCGTCAAAGTCTTGGAAGGAGCCCTTGAGGCCAAAGAGCGCCTTGTCCGCTTTGTTGACTTCGCGCACGAACGACGACGTATCCGCGCTGAATTCGGCTTTAACGGCCATCACTCATCCAGTCGACGAGCTCGTCGTAGAGCGAGGCCGGCAGCGCCAGGAGGTCGGGCAGGGTCCAGTTCATGCGCTGACAGATTGCAAAATCGGATCGGCAGCGGGCGCGCCAGTCGTCGTCCGTTTTTTTTCCTCCGCCAGCGCGGCCTCGTGCGCGTCGAGCGCCGCGGTGATCTCCGCGAAGCTGGCCGTCTCGAGGCATTCGATCGCGCCGGCCGTCACCGGGGCCACGGCGCCCTGGGCATCGACGAACGACCAGGCGACCAGATACGCCAGCGCCCGCGCCGACGGATACGCGGTCGCATCGACCTGGCCGTCGGCGCCGCGCATCGCGCGCACGAGCTCGCGCTGCTGGCCGACGGTGAGCTCGCGGCGAATGACGATCCAGTCAGCGTCCGACAACGACAATCGGACTTCGCGGGTCGGGTCGACGAAACGGCAGCGCGGCATAGGGCTCCCGGATGCGCGGGCCGAGCGTCGCCTCGAGCGCGCCGTCCCGCAAGGTGAAGGTCTCGATCGGATAGCGGTATTCGTGGTCGCGTTGGTGCGGCGGTTTCCCGAGCCGGACCGGCATCACGAACGTGAGCGGTCGTTGCGCGAGCTTGAAGGCGTCCGAGAGCAGCACGGTCGCGCGGAGCGACAACACGCCGGCCGCCGTGCGCGTGATCGTGTAGCCGCGAATGCCGGCCGCCGGATACCGGTCCCGGCCAGGCGTCCAGCACAGTTCCGCGACGACGCCGTGCCAGGTGCGGATCGTGTTCATGCGCTACGGCGCCATCGTCCAATTGCCCGCGGCGACCCACGTCCCCTTGATGGTGACGGCGCCGTCCGCGGGACAGTCGACCCCGGCATCGACGTAGCCGAGCCCAGAGAAAAACGCCGTCGCGTCGAGCGACGACGGGATCAACTTCAGCCCGACCGGCGTCCCCGCGAACGCCGCATCGAAGATCGTCACGTCGCTCGCATCCCAACAGCCGCCGATGTCGCCCTTGTAGTCGGGCAGGCCTTTGACGTACTGCTTGTTGGTGTCGCCGAAACACGTCACATCGATCC